AGACTGTAGCATATGCTACAGTCTGCTATTTCATCGAAACATCATATTACAAAGGAAGGTGAATAGTATGGCTCAAAACCCAGATTATAACAAGCCTACAAATAATCCTAAAGTAGAAGAGATAGATATTACATCTATTCCTGAATTTGATATAAAAGATTGGGATTTAGATAACCCCAAAGCTTATTTACGCTTTATTACAAGAATTGAACGTATTTGTAGAAATTCGTTTGAATATAAGCAGTTCATTAATTTCTTAAGAGATAATGCTGGATTCAATAAATGCAGTATTATGGAAAATATATCAAATGAAGAAAATAGAGCAATCAAAATTCATGTTCATCATTATCCATTAACATTGTATGATATTGTATGGACTATTGCAAATAAGCATAAGATGAATCACGAATCTATGGATGAGGATATGATTGCTAAAGAAGTAATGTATAATCATTATACTCTTCATGTAGGGTTGATTCCATTATCAGAATCAGTTCATGAGATGAATCATAACAGTAGAATCTTTATTCCTACATGGGCTGTTTTAGGAAAATGGAGAACATTTGTAGAAGAATATAAACAATATATGTCATCCGATACTCTATCTAACTTAGAGAAGTTAGATGAGCTGAGCCAAAAATATAATCATGCAGACAATACCGAGATACTGGATTCTGGATATGTTCGTCTCAAGATTGATGATCCAGATTATCAAGCGACTACAAAAGAACTTTATGATCATATTAACAAAACTTTAGATGAAATTAAATCTAAACAAAAACAATGATAAATTTCTGAGACTACTTGTGTAGTCTCAGAAATTTATGTTCTAAACTAACATATTTAGATGTGTTTGGGATATGTAAAAATGAGTATTAGACGTTTATATGCTATCTCTCGTATAGATATATGATATATAGAAAATATCCTTTTGTAATCTAATATTTTTGAAATTATATATTATAGAGATGAAATAAGGGAAGTAGGGAATATCGTTATTGGTGTCTCCGTTCGCCAATACACTCAGGCCTATGAAACTTATTTCACGCTCCTTAAAGAGATTATGGAGAATTGTATTATATTGGATGCCTTTCGTCGTGGGTAATAACTGGTATAAGACAGCTCTCTATAATCTCAACTAATTTATATATTTCACAAAATTTATTTTATATATCAAAAGGAGAAGTATTATGAGTTTCAGTACTGAATGGGTAATTAGATATCTAGTATCTGTATGCATAGCATGCGTGTTATTTGCTATTCCATTTATGATTGAAGTATTGGTTTTGCGATACTTCTTTCGATAAAATAAAAGAGTATAATCTCTTTTATTTTTTGTCTAAAACTCTATACTTACAAGCCAGAACATACCATTAAACGTTCATATATGAAAGGAGGAATCATTTTGCCAAAATTACCTATAGTAAAAAATTACTTAAAGAATGTAGCTAAATCTGTTAAGTATGTAGCTATTAATGAAGTACGAGATGCATTTCCAATGGCATTCAGTATGGCAGAAGCAAACGCTGATCTGACTCATGAAGCCAGAGCTATGTTCAGAAATAAAGGCAATATCAAAAGAGTACAAAACCAATTCTTACAGAGCGATGTGTTTAAAGCTGGTAATGAAATTTACAGAAACAGCATGAGCTCTATTAAGACTGGTAAGTTCTATGATAAAGCCAGATCTGATAAAGCAGATAATGCATTCTTTAAGAAAATGATGGGTGGAGAAGATTTTGATTTTGATCTGAGCGAAGATATCAATGATGTTGATACTGAATCTCAAGATGATAGTCAGGCTTCTCTGGACAGTTTAGGTGATGATTTAGATAATCTTGGATTAGGAATTGATTCCAGCTTAAAGACAACTGCATCTGCTATTTCTGCTACTGTTATGGATAGTGCTAAGTATACTTCTGAAACAGTAAAGAATACGGCAGCTATTTCTTATATGCAATCTTTAAGAACGATGAAAGTATTAGAAGCGGGATTTTCTTCTGTCAGTGCCGGAATGAAAAATATCATTAAGTTTCAGAATGAACGCTTAAATACACATATCCAAAATGCAACCAAATTCTTTGATACCTCTACTAATCTTTTAACAGAGCAGAATGCTATGATGAAAGAAATGTTGGAGATGCAAAGAAATCTCTATAACTCAACCAGAAATGAAAATATTAATAGAAGAGAGTCTCATAATACATACAATGATATTATGGGATTTGGCGGCGCTTTTGATGTCAAAAACTATCTGAAAAATATCAAATCTAATGTGATTAACTCTGCCGAATTCTCTCCTTTTCAAATGTTATGGGATATGAAAGATTTACTGGTGGCAAATCCATTAGAATTTGTTATATCTGGCACCCTAGTCAATTTAATGGGTGGAGATAAGGTTAAGAGACAATTAGGTAAACTTCAAAAGACTATGAGTGGTTTATTTGGTCATTTCTTAAACCAGATGGATAAATGGTCTAATGGAGGCGGTATTAAAGGGTTTCTAGGCTCTATATTAGGAATTAATCAATCTGAGAAAGCCAGAGTTGACACAGCAAATTTTGAACGTGGAGCTATGCAATTTAATGGTATTGTTCAGAAAGCAATTACTGATGTAATTCCAGGATATTTAGCCAGAATCGAATCTGCTTTAACTGGTCAAGAAGAACGTTTCTATGATATGAAGACTGGTCGGTGGACAAATGTAACCGGAATACGTAAGCAGTTTAATTCTAAATACCATTCGTCTGACAATGCTGGTATGGATGAGATTACTAGTGTATTTAAGAAAGTATTAAGTAATACAGATCTTAAGAATATCAATGGTAATTCTTATTCTCAGGAAGAAGTTTCTAAAATTGTTAATGTAGTCTTAAATGGTATATTAAAAAATAACGGTTCATATAAAGATTTTGATAATGCCAAAGATTTCTTTAAACAATTTGGATATACAACAGGAAATTCTAAGAGAGACAATAACCTGGAAGATTTTATCAGAGCGATTGCCATTAACTTAAACCATTCTACCAGAGCTGGGTTGGTTCATGATATCAGATCCGCTAAAGGCGCTAAGAATAACTTAGCCAATGATATCTCTAATGATCCATATGATTTGATGAGAAAACTCATGGATAATGGATTAGGTGGATGGAAATATGCAGATAGAGCTGTTGATGATCTGTCTTATGGATATACAGATGCTTATGAAGAACGTATGTATAGTGGTGGAACTGGCGGTAGAGGGCGTCGTAATAAGAGAAAGGCACAAAAGCTGTCTCCTGGACCTTCATTAACTACTAAATATGTAGCTCCGACTTCTGTAAAGAAAAATGACTTCAATGTATTTGCTACATTTGATATAGATGATATCAATGCATTCCTAGAAGGCAGAGATCTAATTAAATATATAACTAGCCTGGACCATGTAAGCTCTATTAGTGGTATGAATAAATCTGTAATCAATTTCATCAATAAGATTGCAGAATTTAGCATATCCAGTTTTCCTAGTAATTCTTTTGAAGATCTGATTTATTATGTATTAAATGGTGGAGACGAAAGCTTTAAAGCTATAAGAAAAGCGGCCACATCATTTTATGCTTTACCTATTCCAGTCAGAGTATTTTTAGAAGAATTGTATTATAAGATTCATCCTAAAGATAAAATTACTTCCAGTGAAATGGCTGCTAAAGAAGCCGCTAAGGATGATGATTATGAAAATAATAGTAAGACTTTAGGCGATTACAAAGGCAATGGCTTCTTAGACAAACTAAAACGTGCAAAAGGTTTAGATAAGTTTGGCGTTATCAAGGCATATACTCAAGACTTAGCTAAAACTCCAATGCATGCTATGGCTGGTATTATCGCTAAAGTAGACAGTTTAATTTATACAGCATTCTTTGGAGATAAGAGAGTCGAAGATGCTAATGGAAAAGAAATCACCGGATTCATTCAACGTATTGGTTATGAAATTGGTACTACCTTTACTAAAGCTAGAGATTGGTTAAAAGAGAAACTATTTGGAGAAGGTTTCGGACGTAAGTTTAGAGAAGGAGCTACACAGTTTGGCCAAAGAATGTTCTCTGGAATTAAGAGTTCTTTAGGATCATTCTATAATGAAGTTGTAGGCTCTGAGAATGCTGCCGATGATGCAATCAGCAATCAGGATGCTTCTAAAATCAATCTTCCTGGGAAAGCAAAAGGTATGGGATATGTTCCTCATACTGGGTTATATATGCTTTCTAGAGGTGAAGCTGTTGTATCATCTAAAGATAATCCAGATAATCCATTTAGAGGCTCTGCTTCTATAGCCAGAGATATGGCTAATGAAAAAGCAGTTGGAGCCAGCATGGGCATTAATGTTGTTCATGGATATGGTAAAGGAACTGGAAAACGTAAATTAGCTAAAGCTAAAAAGTTATCTAGTGCTGATACAGAAATCCATGCTACCAATGTAGTTGTTTCTGCAGATGGAGAAGGATCTTCTGAAGAAAATAAAAGTATATATAGTAAAGCTTGGGAATCTTTAAAGAAACAATATCCTGCTGCTCTTGGTGAAGGTGCAGCAACCGCGTTAGTGGGTGGATTAATTGGTGGTCCGTTTGGATTATTGATTGGTGCCGGACTGGGTGCTGCTAATAATATACTGAAAAGTAATGAAGCGGCTAGTGAATTACTATTTGGAGATACTAAGAAACTCAGTATATATGGTAGAATAGGAGGAGGACTAACTAAACTTCTTCCTAAATCTATGCTTGCTAAAATAGAAAAAACTAAGAAAACGGCTACCGATATAAAGAATTTTGGTATTGGTGGTGGCGTACTTGGATTGGCTTCTGCTGCTCTTGGCGGACCGGTAGGTTTACTTGGCGGTATGATGATTGGTGGAGCCGTAGGTTGGCTTCGCAACAATGCAGAATACCAAAATAAAATGTTTGGCAGAACTATATTCTCTAAAGATAAATTTAATTTATCTAAATGGCTAAAAGATCATCCTAAACTTAAGAAAATGGGTATAGGTGGTGTAGTAGGCGGATTTATTGGAGGACCATTTGGTATACTAGGTGGTATGGCTGCTGGTGCCGCTATAGATTATGCTTCTAATTCCACCAAATTCCAAGACTTCTTATTTGGACCTCGCAAAAAAGATGTTAATGGTAGAGACACCAATGAACGTGATTTCGAATCTGGGTTCTTAGGTAAGTCTTTGAATAAGATGATTGCTCCTATAAGAAATTTTGGAGATAAATTTGCAGACTATGTTAGAGAAGGTTTTGTAGAACCTATGCAAAGAGCTATAGTTCCTATAGGCAAAACAATGCAAGTAGGAACTAAGAATGTATATAAACTAGTAGAAAGCACAATGAGTGCTGTTTTTAGTCCTAAACTAAAGTTACCATTCTGGAAAAACTTTGGCAGATGGATGGAGACTAATAAGAAATCTAAATTACTAACGGGTATGCTTGGTGGTGGTACCGCCGGATATATGGCGGGTGGACCATTAGGAGCCATTCTCGGTGGTGTATTAGGAGCTGGAGCTCATTATACTGGCGTAGATAAATGGTTAGTTAAAGCAGGAGCATGGCTAGGAAAACGTCCTGGCTGGATATTGGATAAAACAGCCAACCGTCTAAATAAATGGCTGATCAATAGTGGTAATGCGGATCATATGACTGCTAAAGAACGTATTAATTTTATGGATACTCATGGATATTCGTATACGGGCTCTAAAGGTCAAGCTATGCAGTCTAATGATCGTCTTATGATGGATTCTTCTTTAGCCGAAATTAAAGTCATGAAAGATTATGTAGACTTAATTCAAATGGTTAAGTCTGGTAAGAAAATGACTAAAGAAAAAGTTGCTGCTAAAGTTATTAAGATGATCAAAGATTCTCCATTAGATGATCCCAGTCAAAGAGAAATTGTTGATCTAATTAGAGGCATTCAGGAAAATTCTACAGATAAGGCAGCGATATCCGCCTCAGTATCTAGTATTATTGGAATTATTAATGAATCTGATATTCCTGATCATAAGAAACAAGATTTAATTTCTAAAGTACAAGATGTTGTTCCTTTGGTTGCTCAAATTGGAGCAGTATCTGAAGAAGCTAAGAAAAGAATATCTAATATTAAAGGAATAAAATATACAACTAAGAAAGGTAAGACTGGATATTTTAATTTAGATGCATATGAAGGTGATCTTAGTAAAGCATCTTCTTATCTGGAAAAAGAAGCTAAAGCTAAAATAGAAGCTGGAGATACCAAAGAAAATGACCCAGAAGTTATGCTTTTAGATGAATCTAAGATTCAGAATCAATTGACTAGAGAATCTAATGATCTTTTAAGAGTTATTGCTCAATTAACTGCTGGAGAAAAAGTCGATCTGAATAGTATTGGTAAATATAGTAGTTTCGGTTTAGCTACAAGTGCATCTACATCTGGTGTAGAAAGTGGAACTAAAGTTAGATCTGATTTAGATGCTATTGGACGTATGCAGACTGTTAATGAATTTAATAGAAAATTCAATACGGTCTTTGATGCTACAAATGATGATGTCTATAAAAAGCATTTTTCTAATAAAAATAATTTAGAGTTTGTTATGAATTATAGTGGTCATATATCACCACGTATGGCTAACTATATTCGTATGCTTCCTTCTAAAATTACTAAAGAAGAATTTGAAAGACTCATATATATAGACAATCATACATCCATTTCTGAACAAAGTATGGATATGGTTGCAGCTGTTCTTCGTCTTAAAGATAGCGAATGGAAAAATAGAATTAAACCATTAGCCAAACATGGATTCCCATTAACTGGAAACTTACAGCAGATTATAGATATGGATAAAGAAGACTATGATCATATGTTGAAAGAGTTTACGGTTGCTCATAAAGCTATCGAATCTACAGAACTTGGCAAAACAGTTACTCAAGAAGATTGGGTTAAGAATCATAAAGATATTACCCGCTTCAATACAGAACAGCATAGTCGACTTACACTATTCAATAATCAAAGTTCTAAAACAAAAACCGGATTGGGTGGAGCTGCGGCAGGTATGTTCTTAGATCCTACTGGTGTTTCTGCTGTAGCGGCCGCTGCTATGTATGCGCTACAGAAAATTATGCCAAGTATGGATTTCTTCCAGACTCATAATGCTGGAGATCATGCGCAAGAATTAGCAGAGACCATTAAGGGTAAAGCCAGAGGTGGATATATTTCTAAATCTGGTTTATATATGCTATCTAAAGGTGAAGCTGTCCGGGGCTTTGCTGACGGAACATCTACTGGTAAAGTCATTGAAATGGTCGATGGCCATCCTAAAGAATTTAAATATACATCAGAAGGCAGCTTAGAAGAAACAAATTCTAAGATGAATAAAGATGCTAATGAAGCTATTGCTAAGAAAGAATCCAGATGGGATGATGTACTTGGCTATTTCAAGATTAAGTATAAGACTCTTAAAGAAGAAACTAAAACTAAAGGCAGAAACTTATTAGGTAAAGCCAAAGGATTCCTAAAAGGCGGATTAATGGGAGCTCTTGGAGATCTCTTTAGAGCTTTAGATCCTACTGGCGGAATAGCAACCGATGCACTTAGTTCTGTAGGAAGTTGGATGTGGCGCGGTGCTGGTAAATTGGCCAGAGGCGCTGGTCGATTTATAAGCAAAGCTGCTAAATTCTTACCAGGTAAATTTAAAGTACTTGGTGGAGTACTAGGCGGGTTGGTTGGAGCCGGAGCAGAAGAAGCTGCTATTGCAAGTAAAGTAGAAGCTGCTGAAAATGCTGTTCCTGAATCCGCTGAAGAGCCTATTCAATCATTCATAGCTAAGAAATTGGCCGGTATTAGTGCAGGTATTATTGGACTGGCTGGAACTGTAGCTGGTGCTGGTAGTCTTGGTGGAGGCGGTCTCGGAGGAGCAGCAAACCTCGCTGCCGATGTAGCTATGACGGCGGCCGGAAGTAAAACTCTGTCCAAAGGTATTAATACGGTTAAGAATGCAACTAATATTGGAAGTAAACTTACTAATGCAGCTAAACCCGTTGCATCTGCAGCAGAGAATCCGGGAGCACTTGGTAGAATTGCCGCTTTTGTTAAGAGTGGTATTACTAAAATATTTGAATTAATAAGTAAATTCTTACCGAATAGTGTAGCTAAAGTTCTTCCAAAAATCGGAGAAGCAATTGGAAAGAAACTCTTTACTAAATCTGCTCTTCCCAGCTTAGGTAAAGTCTTTGCCAAAGTAACCGGATCGATGATTCCTGGTCTTGGATTAATTACTACTGGATTCGTAGCGGCCAGTGCTGTTCTTGATTATAATTCTGGTTGTGATAATGCAGAACAGATTGCCGGTAGACCAGCCAATGGTGGAGAGATCAGTGATGGTATTAAATCATTATGCGGTATCTCCAACGCTATTTCTGAGTTCCTTTGTGGATTTATTTCTCCTCAGAGTATTTTCCGTATAGCAAGTTCTGTATCTGGAACTGATACAAAAGAATATCAGGATCCTGCTACGGGCGGTAGTCAAAATGGAGACGATAATAAAGGCTGGGGCGAAAAACTTTGGGATAAAGTAAAAGATGTAGCTGGTAATGCTTGGGATGCTACTAAAAACGCTGTTAGTGGTGCATACGATTGGGTTAAAGATAAATTTACCGGTGGTGGAAATAAAGATGCATCTAAACCGAGTACAGGCGGATTATATCCTGGCAGATCTCCATATTCTCATAATACTAAACCCGCATCTAGATTTGGAAAAAATATTCCAAATAGAGTTCCCTATGGCGTTGGTGGCGGAGAAGGAATGGATAATAAATCTGTTATTTGGAATTATCTCAAAGGACTTGGTTTAGGATCTAATGCCATTGCTGGTATTATGGGTAATATGGAAGCCGAATCTTCATTCGATCCTACAATTGTTGAGGGTGGTGGACACGCTCAGGAAATAACTGTTAATGGTAGTACTGGTTATGGACTTTGTCAATGGACATCCGCTGATAGACAGCAAGGTCTTGTAGATTATGCAAAATCTAAAGGAACTTCTACAAGCGATATCAAAACACAGTTAGATTATATGCTTATGGAAGCTGAAAGAGATAATCCTGGTTTAATTCAAAGAATGAACGCGGCCAAGAGTCCTCATGATGCTGCTATCTTATTCCATAGAGAATTTGAACGTTCTGCCGATGATTTAGGAATGGAATCTCGTAGAGGTCGTATGGCTGAAGCTGTTGCTAATGATTTAGGCGGCGGTAATTTCTTCTCTGGTGCTTGGAAGGGATTCAAAAATGCTATAGGTCTTGGCGGTAGTGGATCTTCACAGGGTCAACAACAATCTGGAGATGGTGGCATCTTTGGAATGATCAACGACTGGTTCAAGCAGCAGATGGGTCAATATGACTTCTTGTTTGGATCCGATTCTTCTGCTGGTGGTAGTAGAGGAGGCGGAAGCGGTGGTAATGGTGGCGGTGGTGGATCTTTTGGATCGCCGCTTGGAAACGCTGGAAATGTTGAAGGCGGTTCTGCATTATCATACGTTCTGAACGGAATCAAAGCACAGGATCCTGGTGCACAAATTACTGCTCCATATGCCGAAGCAAATCACTTTGGGCATGTTCATGGTGGTGTAGATATTGGTGCTAATGCTGGTACTAAGATTCCTTCACCGGTTAATGGCGTCGTTGTAGATAATAATAGAGTATCTGGAAGTGGATATGGTAATTATATTCAGATCAAAGACGATAAAGGAAACTTCCACTTATTCCCACATATGGACGTTCCGTCTACATTGTCTGAAGGTACTCGAGTTCATGTTGGAGATTATGTAGGTACAATAGGATCTACAGGTAACTCTACAGGTCCTCATTTACATTATCAGATTGATCCTCCATCTAATGAAGGAGCTTCTTCTGGTGGAAAACACATTGATCCTGGTTCATACCCTGGACCAACTCCGAGTGCTAACCAGATGGCTATTGATCTTGGTGCTAATAAAGACTTGGATCGAGCTATTGGTGGACCTAACCCTGGAGATGAACTGAAAACAGATTATACAGATCAGTTAAATCAGGTTATCCAGTTATTAGGTGCTATCTTAGCAGCTATTCAGGCTACTGGTGGTGCTGGCAATCCAACTCTTGTTGCGGCTGGACCTGGTATTGATCAAGCAGTAACCAATAAGATTCTTTCCTCTACTCCAACACAAAGTATTGCAAAGATTCTTTCATCTATGATTGGTTTATCTAAACACTAATATACTACAATATGCTTGGGAAGCTCAAATATTTGAGCTTCCCAACATTATATTAATTTTTTATTGAGAGAAAAGAAAGGAGTAATCATGCAGCTGATCGTAAAATCAAACTCATTAGATATACATGAAGATTGCAACTTTTCCTCAAAAGTTATACATAAACTAAGCAAAGATGATCCCATTACCAAATTAGCTAATGTGGGATTATGGATGAAAATATCATATAAAGAATATACCGGATGGGTATATCCATTTAATTCTAAAGATGGATTTTGTATTGTAGATAAAGATCTTATTAAAGAGAATTCTATTAAAGTAGGATCCGTATGCACAATCAAATCTAATACAGGAGACTTGGTTACATATAGAGATAAACATAAACGAGTCTTAACAGTTGTAGAAGATAAGACCAGTTTATATTTTTCTATTGTAGGAGAAGCTTCTAATGGGTATGTATATATTAGAAGCAGAACTTCTGATAAACAATACGAAGTTAAGAAATCAGATATTACTATTATAGAACAGAAAGCTGATCATAAATTTTATAGCTCTAACGCTGCCGAACCGAATGGTGGCGGTGGAGGAAAAATACCAGAAGATAAATCGGTTGCTGGTAAAGCGGCCGATTTCTTTAATCAGCGATTTTCTAATAGTGATATAGAAAAGATTCAAGATTCTGTAAACAGTTATTTTTATTCAAAGAATTCTGAGTCATTGGATAATGTAGTAACCTTAACTAAGATTAATCTGAATTCACTTAGATCTGTTTTTGGTATGCCATATCAATATCTTCCGGTGGCTGATTTAAGAGTAAAGAGCACTGGAGTAGGATATGAATCATCTACTACTCCTTTAACAGATATTTCTGCTATAGGGATTAAATATAGAGAAAAGATTTTATCTCGTATGCCATTTTGTATCTTTATGCCTGGTATGGTTGATTTCATGCCTAATTATAATTCCGCTGAAAAGAACGAAATATTAAAAGATGTTATCGATGAAAATCGTGGTTGGAATAATTTAAGAGAAGTCGCCGAAGGAAAAACCAGAGGATCTTATTATAACTTCTATCCTGCCTATTCTTTATACTATAGATATGTGAATGCTATTTGTAGAATGGCCGCTATCTTTATGGGTGTAGGAGACAGAGTTGTATATGGAAATACTCCTCTTAGTAAATTTGATTGGAGATCATTGTCTCCAGATACAATCTCCAAATCTTCTTTTTATCATGGATCTGTTTTATATTATCTGAATACAGAAAACCAGATATCAGAAAGTTTTAGTAACTCTACTACACAATCTCAATTAGCACAAAAAACAAATGCTGTATCTGAGCAGGCTAGAGAATTGATGTTCTTATCTAATACGGCCGTTGATGTAACTGCAGCTGCTTCAAAAGTAGCTAGTAGCGCTGTTAGCTCTGGATTAAATAATACACAGCAATTATTTGATAATATCAAAGCCAAAGTAGGAAGTGGTATGAGCTCTTCTCAGGGCGCTGTAGCCGCTATATTGAATGGGTTACATAATACCATTGCTGGTTCCAAAATGTTATTTCCAGAACTTTGGCAAGATTCTCAGTTTAGTAGAGATTATTCTGTCAATGTTAAATTTGGGTCTCCAGATAATGACCCATTATCTATTTATCTGAATATCATTGTTCCATTAATTCATACGGTTTGTTTAGCAGCTCCTAAATATACTGGTCCAAATACATATACCGCTCCATTCTTGGTTAGAGCGTTCTATCAAGGATTCTTTAATGTAAATATGGGTATTATTACAGATCTTTCTATTACTAAAGGTAATGAAGGTGCTTGGACATATGATAACGTTCCAACTACATTAGAACTTCGTATTAGTATTAAAGATCTTTTTGGAACTAACTTTATGAGTATGGGGCAAAACGAAAATAATATGGATCTGAACGTACTGTCTAATCAACCATTTGTAGATTATATAGCCAACACGTGCGGTATTAATATAGACGAACCAGATTATCCAAGAGCATGGAAAATGATGAAGATGATCCTTAGTCCTGAATCTAAGGTTAAAGATACGGTTCGGTCTGTACGGGAAGCGTTCTTTGAAACTTATACGCAAGCAACTGCTCGTACATATGGGTCTATTATTGGATTGCATCCTGGAAATATTCGATTGTTTGATCTTGTTACTATTGGTACAGGTCAAGCCACTCAAGCTATATTAAATAAGATAAATAAATAAATTAAACAAAACATAATCTTGAAGAGCATTAATGCTCTTCAAGATTTATAGTATCAGGTGGTAGATATATGAAGAAACGCAATCAGAAAATGAAAGAATACGAATCTAAGTATTCCAAAATACCTAGAGATTATAACGAACGTTTAGCTTGGATGTATGATAAACTTCATATTAATTCAGTTAAAGCAGATACGGTCATAGCCAATTATAATACAATGAAAGATATATTGTATTATAAACGATATAAAGTCATTCTATATGAAGTTCCAGAAGGATCTCCCAGACCCAGAATGAGATTAATTAATAGAAAAAACTTTGCTAATATGGCTATGAAAAACTCTAACTTTATACAAGTTTATTCTCCTGTGGGAGCAGAAGATAATAAGTTTATGAAGAAATTAGTATCCAACCAAGAGTTCAATCAATTACAACATTTGATTTATACTCCCTGTATTGTGCATTATGAGGCTTATTTAAAGACCCCCAGTACATATAATGCAGTCGATACATATTTAGCCGAATTAGGAATTCATAGGCCCATAAACAAGCCTGATTGGGACAATATAGGAAAGAAATATTGCGATATGACCAATGAGAACTTATGGGTGGATGATAGACTGGTCATTAAAGGAACAGTCGAAAAATATTATTCTATATTGCCTAGAATAGAAATTACAATTGATTATCTGAATATGCTTACCAATAGTAAGCAAGCAGAATCAATTAGTAAAGCTTATAAAGGTGATATTCGATATTTTGGTGATGGTAGGTGTTAAAATGAATTGTGATAGTGATAATCTTCATGATACAATATTGAATGATTCTAAGAAATACAACCAGCTTGGTTGTATAGAATATAAATTAGAAGAAATTGATTTCTTTAATAAAGAACGAGTCGACAGACTAATGGAAATTATTAAAGAAGATGAAAAATTAAAAGATATGGTGGTAGATATTAAAGTTCTTCCTCATCATAAGATATGGTTTATGCTTAATAAATCTTATAATGATACCGAACTCAATTATTTTCCTCTTATATCTGCATGTATTAAAAAACTTTTAACGGAAAATAAAGAATTCTTAATGGATAAATTAGGTTCACAAGATGCGGTAAGACTTGTGTTTGATAGTATTATTCTCTTATGCCAGTTTGTATGTATAAAATAAAAAGCAATAGATATCCATAGACTCATATGAGTCTATGGATAATTTTATATGGTTATTTCAAAGAATTAATATATGCATCGATAACAGATTCATCGATCTTTACCAAACCAAGTACATTGGCAGTTTCCATAACTGTATAGATAGATGCAGTATCATCAATGATCTTATCCATATTAACGTCACCAGATTCTAAGAGATATTTGTCTTTCAGATCTGGGTTAGTCATAGCTGCATTGGTAAGAGCTGTAACCATAGCTTCGAATATGGACATTGGAGCATTTTTAATACGGGATACTTGAAGCTTAGCATTTTCTTGTGCTGTCTTAGCATCCTTTTCTGTTGTATCTTTCTTACCTACAAAGTCTTTAACGTTTGTATAGATCTTTTTAATACGATCTGTTGCATTGTTTCTAGCATCAATAAAATTGGTTGTTGCTTTTTCTACACGGTCAGCAATATTCTGACGAATCTTATCTGGGGTCAGTTTAGCAATATCGTGATCCAGATTCTTCATTAGATTATCTGTAATAGTAGATTCTACGGCTTCATTGTATCCTTTAATCTTATTCAGATTAGCATACTGAAGTCTTGCTTCTGAGCTATATTTATCCATCAGATATTGATAAGTTGCTTCTATATAAGTAGCCGGTTTGATTGGCTTATTATGTAATTCGTTCCTTTTCTTTTCTATTAATTCGTTGATGAATGCTACACCAACTTTCTTGGATTCTTCCCCAAGTCTGAGTTTATCGGCAGCTGCCTCAAAGTTTTTATAAAGAGCTTCTTTGGTTAATGCTGCATCTCTATCAGATTCTGTAGGAATATATTTTGCAATACGGTTAGCATCTGCTGATGGAGCACTTACCATCTCAGGAGAATTCGGATCCATACCAGCCATAAGTTTGCTGTCCTGAGCATTGATCTTTTTCATTGTATCAATTGTTTTTGTCAGATTCATAGTCTTATATTCTCCTTTCTTTTAGAATAATGATGGTTGTCCATCTAAATCGCTCGGGTTATCTACTTCATCTTTAGTAATCTTCAGTTTAGAATCTTTTTCAAGCTGTTTATATACATTCTTCTGAGCTGGTACATATTTAACAGCCAACATATCGGCCATTTTACCCATACGATTAGCCCATTTTCTCTGGTTATCGGCAACTTCTTTATAGTCAACTTCGCCAGTATTTCTCATAGAACGAAGACGAATTTCGTTGGCCTTAAGAAGTTCTTCCTGTACAGAGAACCAGTCAGACAAATGTGCTCTGAAAGAGTAGAAGAGATAAGAAAGATCTCTAAGGATTGGGAGTACGACCATAGCTACAATTCCAACCAGTCCTACGATAGCCATAGAACCAATAGTAACAGTTGTATTCCATACACCAGTTCCGATATCTTTTGCTACATCTCCAATGCCTTCCTGCACATTAACCATTTCATAAGATTCATGTCTTGTCTTTGCTGTAACAAGAGCTTTGAATGCTTTATCGATCTGGCCTTTATCAACAGCAGCATTGAATTTAATCAATTCAGAGTGAACCAAATAGAATTTGGTTTTATAAGTCTGTAAGTTGGTAATTTCTAATCCTACTGTAGAATTCGGATTCTTAATGAACTCTACACATACGGTTGTCATAAAACCAATATCAGCAATAATGGCCAGAAGAATAGTGTCATAGAAGTATTTAACCAGTGGTACATTATTTCTGAATGCAGAAGTAAACAAAGGTCTAAGTTCTTCTACATTCTTCATAGCTCTGGCAATTTCAGTAGTTTCTTCAATACCATTACCACTTTCCTGAGCAATCATAACCAATGTTTCAATACATTCTTTGGTCTGTTTATAATTCTTCATTCTGGTGACATCTCCACCAGATCTTTCAATTTCCTTGAAATCCATATCTTCGAGTTTATTGGTGATCATTTTATAAAGCCGATTAGCAAGAATAACAATGGCATTCTTTTGTTCGGCTTCATTAAATGAATGAACGGTTTTGAATACTTCCAAGTCGTGCATATCCAATGCTTCATTGAAAATTTCAAGAACTCCAGTCTTTAACATCGGAAATCCTCCTTATCTATTAACCATCAGGTTAATAAGTTTCTTATATTGACTCTTATCTTCTCTTTCCAAAGAAGTATAGGATAATACTTCAAAGTTTGTTGAATTGTCATCAAATAACATCTTTACTTTTTCTGTAACATCGTCCGCAATGATGAATCCCAAGCAGCTGTATTCACTCATAACATTCAGCATGTTATAAGGTCTACATCTGAAGTTATAATCTTTCTCCAACAAATTTTCTGTATCGGACGAAATAAGAAGTGTAGCAATAGCTGTACCAGAGCCATTAGCAGAATCAAAGAACCGATTCTTTTTATTAACAATAGCTCTACGTTCAAGCATCTTCCAAAGAGGAGTTGAAGAGTTTCTATTGCTGAATGTATCTAATTTTGCTCTATCTACAGCAAACATGAAATCTTTAATCATAGAGAGTTCACCAGTTGTAGCTCTTAACAGACTAAAGATAACGTTATTATCTCCATTCTTCATGATGATACGATCTGCCATATCAGCCTGAGATACATAGACCAATTTAGCCTTTACACCAATAACTGCATCTCCAGCACTCTTTTCATCTTCTCCAGAGCGGAAATGAATAATCAGAAGTGACGGAACTGCTTCATTAGATTTTTTAAGTTCTTGATTAAATTCCTGATCCTTGATTTTAGCACTACCAACATATTGAGCTTCTCTTCCAGATGAAGAAGATCCTTTATTTTTCATTGATTTTTTTAAATCATCGATTTTTTGCTGAGAAGCTCTAAATCCAGTATGCATTGAATTTGGAGCCATAACTGGTCTATAGAAATCCATAAGATCTTGAGCTGTTGCTCTGCCTTTATATACAAACTTTTCTTCTAATGCTGGTTCTAATTCAGAATCCAAATAAATTCCATTATGCTTCATAGACTCGGTCAAAGCTTTATTGATTGCTTCAATATCGAGTTCAGCGCTCATTCCATCAGCAGATTCTTTATAAGGTCTGCTATCCATTTTATTGATGAAAGAAAGAATGTCATCAGAGGTTAAGTTCTTATGAACTTTACCGATAAAATCAAAGGCATCCTTGTTATTGCTGATATTAATAGCAGAAAAAAGCATTTGCAGAAGTCCAACCATCTTTCTTTCTACAGCTTTGGCAACCATAGTCGCAGTTGAAAGAGGAACAGACTCGTCTACAATAATTGGAAATGTGAGTACAAGATTAGAAGTCGCTTTAGTAATGCTGGAGAAATATCTGGAGTTTTTAGCAGTCAGAAAGTTTTTGCCAGCTATATTATCTAATCCACCATCGCCAATCAAGTCAACGATATCCTTAATTACACCTTCATGGATACCATTAGTATTCTTGAGTTGTATCATTATAAAACCTCCTATGTATATTGATTTACTTAGATGTCAAAAACAAAAATAAATACCCTCTAAAGATTACCGACAGTATTTAATCTAATGTAAATTCGATCAAATACCATAAATGCACTTAATAGATTACCTTAGTACATCGGTAATCTTTAGCTTTTATAAAATAATCTGATGAATCTCTAATAGATTATTTTATCTTATAAATCCTTCGAATTCTTAACAAATGTTATGGCATCGATGAGTTTACGATTTATTTTTACGTCACCTTCAATAGCGGTGACTTTTTGATCTAATTGATCTATTCGTTTATTTAGATCATTCATAATTCCATAAGAATATTGAAATTCTTTGCTTGTATCATCAACAATTGCTTGAACAATACTTAGTATATCGTTTGTCAATTCAGATGGATTTTGATTTTCTTTTTCTAATAATTTTTGTTCAATTTTTCCTTCCCAGTTATACACATAAGGAACTATGACTTTCATACTTAATAAACCTCCTTATTATAACTTCAGATCTATAATATATAACTAATGATTCTTTTAATACCACAGGCAAAACATTAAAGTAACATAGAGGAGGGTCGACATATATGCCAAACGAAAGACAAGGACAGATCACCATGAAGCGAGAAAAGAACGCTGATGGACTAACATACAAAGATTCTGATAAAGTAGTTGAATCATCTAAAAATATTATCGATCCGTTTACGGAAAAACAAACCAATATCATTAATGGTGGAGAACATACTAGCGAATCTCAATTATTATTGAGATTGTTGCATTCCAATGGAATTTATAGAAGAGAAGATTTTGATGACTTTAATACTTTCTATATATTCCCAAGAAATGACCCCTATCGTATGATGGGTACCACCAGAGAATATGTTTTTATTACTAAACCAGACTTACATATCTTTGGAACCAGACAGAATCCGAACGATCCTGTCATCAATACAGACATGAATGAATTAAATCCCGAACTACGATCGATTGTATTTTTCAGAGACTTAATAGAACGAAATTATGGGGATACAGTATTATCTTCATTACAACATGGGGTAGGTCAAAATGGATCAAAATATATTTCTCCATTTGTTAATTTGCTATCAAATTATAAGACTTCAAACCTAGACTTATCAAATATCTCTGTTGGGGATGAAGAATCTGCAACCAATATTTATAACACTCGTATGTTTTATAGAAAACCATCAGATAGTGCAGATGAAGATAATGAATTCAATATTGAATTCAAAGATAATCGCTTCTTAGACTGTTATCTGTGGTTTAAAGCGTATGATCTATATGAACAGATGAAATACCATGGGCAAGTTACCCCAACCAATGTAGATTATACGTGGTATAAAGTATTATCTGATCAAATGACAGTCTTTAAGTTTATTGTAGGAGAAGATGGAGAATCTATTGTATACTGGGCTCAGTTATGGGGTTGCTATCCTAAGTCTGTCCCCAGATCATCATTCTCTGATATGCCTACAGACGGTCAAATGAAATTTACTGTAGATTGGAAAGCCACTTTTCAACAGGATATGGATCCTGTAAGCATTACCCATTTCAATTATATTGTGGATGCATCTATGCTGCCTGGTAAACAGTATGCAGAAATTCCGTTGTTTGATTATATGAATGGACGAGTAACAGGAGAATCTGCTTTATTTCCAAGAATTATAAAAACAACGGGTACTACGATGACACATACACCATATCTGTTGAAATGGTTTGGAGATCCACAAGATATTATAGAATATCATGATACGAGTAAACCGAATCTGGAAGTAGAACCAGATCGTCGTATTGGTATTTAAAGGAGGATATACATGTCAGAATCTCTGATTAATATAAATCCTGCAGATTTGCAAGATCCAAAAGATTCTATTATTATCAAAGAAGATACAGAGGGTACAGTATCTACTAATATCTATGAACTGGCTAAATTTGTAGATTCTTTGAAAGCAAAATATATAGATATTCCGGAAGATACTCTGACAATGGGTATCTTTGGATATATTTCAGAATTAGGCTCTAATATTTTAGAGAATGCGGCTATTATGTCGGCAGAATACGCAAATGAAGCAATTCCGACCAGAGCAAAGTTTGATCGAAATATTATTTGCCATGCTTTGACATTGGGTATCAATAAGATTAGAGCCACACCAGCTAAGATGGATGTTTATCTGGGTATTCCAGAAGATAGACTCTTAGAAAATATGGTGAATGATGAATTCATCATTGATAAGAATTTTGAGATTAAGATTGGTAATACAGAGAATAACGTTACGTATAATTATCGTCTAGATTATGATATTAAGATCAGACGTAATAAACTACCAAATGGTAAGTTTGTATATACAGCAACGCATTTAACAGATACGGAATATTCTACTGGAATGGTTGCTACTAACGAAATCTCTGATATAACCAATCCTTATTTACCAGCTATTGGAAATATTAGTATCAGCAATACCAATATATTACTAATTACTACAACAATCAGGCAATTAGATCATACTGTTATTTCTAAGAAGATTGTTACGACCAACCCATTAGAAAGTAAGTCTATGACTTTTACTTTCAATGATCAGATTTCTTATTTCTATATAGAAGTCGCAGAGCAAACGGAATCTGGAGTTGTTACTCATTATCTGAAGTGCTTGTATGATGGATTATATAATACAGAAGATGAATGGGAATATTGCAACTATCAGTATGTGGACGAGTCTACTATTCGGGTTACATTCAATAGAGATTCTTATCAGCCAAGACAGAATGCGGATGTAAGTATTCATGTATACACAACTAAGGGAAGTGAATGCAACTTCGCTTATAAACAGAATACTGTATTAGACATGGTATCTGAACGATATGCATATAATAATATCTATATGGTTGTTATGCCTAACTCTAATTCCGACTATGGTGTAGATAGAAAAACAATGGATGAACTCCATGCTATGATTCCCAAGCAGATGCTGATGAGAAATAGTATTTCTACTTATACTGATCTGAACAACTTCTTTAATGTATTGAATACAGATACCATTCGACTTTATTTCTTGCAGAAAGTTCATAATCAATTACAGCGATTATTCTTCTGCTATATGCTGATGAAAGACGAGAATAAGAATATTATTCCTACGAATACAGCAGATGTAAAGATTTCCAGAGATATGTTTAGTAATATCAATAGAGAAAACTTTATATTACCCGCTGGATCTATTTTCTATTTAAATGGAAGTTCTTCAGAAGCCATTGGTCAACATGTAACCAGTGAGATGAGTGATAATAGTACGCTGGAAGCTAAAGAAAGTGCTGGATTCTTATATATGAATACATTTTTAACAGTCATCAATAAAGATCCATTTGTTCTGAATTACTATCTGAATATTTTGGATTATTCTAAGATGGTTGGGTTTGATTATATTAATGATAAATCAGAACTACAGTTTATTTGTTCCAGTACATCTACAAATCCAGTGAAAGTTAAGAAGCCATTTTATCCTTCTTCAGAAAGAGATACGTATTCTATAGAAGTATTATTGACACAGAATATCTCTACCGATTTTGGATTGGTTACTACGGATGAAAACGGTCATATTATTAAGAATGATATGAAAGTCATTGGCGTAGTTTATCAGAAAGATATCAATGGTCATTACATTCCATTCAGATATATGAATGGCGTATTGGAAGATGGAGATTATGATAATATTAACTATAGTTATACTTATAGATTTAATCTTCATACCAATAATGTAATCAATAGAGATATCAAACTCTGTATAGACAAAGGTTTATATTATGCCAATACAACAACGGAAGCCACTACATATCTTCCGAATAATATTAAGTTTAAGATCTTTGTTTTGGCTAAGTTTGATCAGCAATATGGAGATCTTCAAGCTAATAATGAGGATGAAGATGATATCTCTGCAATTGTTCCAGGATTATCTTCTACAGCTTCTTTTGTTGGATATACCTTGTGTAATATTTATGAGGTTAGTACGGGCTTAGACTTATTCATAGACTATACTAATATGATGGAATCTTATGTAGATTTATCTAAAGCATCTAATGGTGATTTAGACTTCCATGTAAAGCATATGCCTTTAGTTAGACATGGTTATTTCTGGGATTATGGCAAGAAGTCCTCTACTAATACTGCAGAAAATAGATCGCCTTCTGGATTACAAGAAAGAGTATCTACGTTTATTAAAGCATTAAATTATAGAAGATTGTATATTCAGTCATCTCTTCTCTTATTAGAAGATTCGTTTGGTATAGACTTCAAGTTCTTTAATACTTATGGACCGTCTAAACTGTATAATGTAAGGTATTTAAATACAGCAGAACCAATAGACAGAATTAATATTAGTCTGAAATTTGAAGTTAAGTATCAAACAGCAGCAGATCAGAATTGTAAGAATGATATTATCAACTATATTAAAGAATATATGGAAAATATCAATTATATCTCTGATCTTCATATGCCCAACTTAATTACAGCCATTAAGAATAAATTCTATAAACAGATTGTCTATATTAAGTTTGTAGGATTGAATAACTATGGTTATATGTATCAGAGTATATATAAGAATACAGAGAAAGATGATTATACATATTCAACCACTGTACCTGAGTTTATTTCTATCAATATTACTAAAGATACGCTTGGTAATGATATTCCAGATATTCAGATTGAAGCAGCTGATTAAACAAAATAGTTCCATGGAGTCATATGACTCCATGGAATTTCTATTATTGATTACGATGGTTTTTTAAACGAGTATAAGAATCTTGGATAGATTGCGCAGAGTCAACAATTTCTCCAAGAGATTTATTGGATAATCCTAGCGGATTTGAATTATAAGCTTTCAAAATCTTACTGGAATGATTCATCAATAATTTGATTTCGTTCTGATAAGAGAATTTCTTACCATTCTTAGATTCTTCAGATATCTTAGCCATATCTAAACGCGTAGAGATCGTAAAGACATCTCCCGAACGAATGAAATAATCAATCTTCTTTGTCAGTAAGAATGTACCATTATTTTGGGAATGTGCATCATAATTATTGACTACATATCTCTTATTAGGAGTTAGTATGGTAGTATCCATATCGGTTTTAGTAACGGATAGCATATTGGCATGGTTTTCAATATCTGCTTTTAAGTTCTTAACCATATTGGCATTATCATTACTAAGCCTGACTATCTTAGTTCCTGTACCTGCAACTTCTCCTTTATCATCTTTGGTCAGATTTAGATCTACGTTGAAATTGGATAATCCAAGCATGCCAATCTTAGAAATATCTTTAACCATATTGATGTCTTTTTGGAGATCTTTAATAGAGTTAATAGAGAAGTCTAATGATTTAATATCATTCTGGATATTCTTAGCGGATTCTACAATTTTATCCAATGATTTCTTAGCAGTCTTACCGATATTAACCAAGCTATCCCAGGTTCCCGTAATGGTTGATTTGATATCTGTTTTGAAGTTAGACATTGCTTTGATCTGAGGTTCTATATTAGCCACCAATGAAGAGACAGCTGTGTTAGCAGATTTATAATCAGACAATGTTTTTGCTAATGATTCTGCTGATTGATCAATACTATTTTTAGATGTTCTTGTGCTGGCTATCCAGCCTGGGAATGGGTTCTCTTCAACTTGTTCTCCTTGCAGTCCCATAGCTGTGAGATATTTAGAATAGAATCCAGAAGCCTTTTCCATAATAACGGCACTGGCTTCTGCATAATTGGATATCTTATAAGCATCATTAACTTTAGGAATCAGATTTTGATTCACTTCATTGCTATGAGAAGCAATACCTGATTTCAAATGAAGTACATTATCGAAGATAGAAGATAAGTTATCTGATAAATTAATTGGAGAAATAGAGTTAATCATACTGGTAATAGATGTAGATCCATGCATGACTCCAATTAATTGAGAGGTTGTTTGCCCATATATTCCCGGAATCTTATCTACGATAGATTTATGAGATTGAATCTTGTCTTTATATTCTATAAGCTTAACGATCCATTCATCACATTGCTTGTCAGATATTAGCTTTTCTCCAGGACCATTTTCAGAAGGAAGCGTTAAACCCTTCATATATCTGATTTTGTCTACAGCATAATCTATATTCTGAGGTACAGTTGTTGCTGTAGGGACAAAGTATGGATTCATAACTCCCGATGCTGCATTGTTTGTATCTACAAAATCTATACCAGCCGGATGATCAATCTGATATTTGATAGCATTTACGTTATCGATCAATTTTCCTTTATAGTCAGTCAAAGCACTGCTTATAGGTTTAACTTGTTGTGTGGCTTTCTTAACTATTCCGGTTAATTTATCTTTCGCACTATTAATTTCCTGAATAGCTTGGTTGACTGTATCTAAGAAACGTATTGTATTCTTAATTCCAGGATCGATTATAGATTGGATTTCATTATACATTTTTTGTGTATCTGTATCTACAGTGTAATAGCTATCCTTGACATGAATTCCTATATAATAACATCCTTTTTCAGAATCTTCTGTGATTCCTTCTTCTATAGATGGTCCTTCATCTACTGGAATGATATCAAATAATACTGTATCATATAGATCTCCCTCTTTAGGAGTTCCTTCTCCAGAACTGTTCATCAAATAAACACACCCAGGATCAATATAGAATCTGTATGGTGTGTCATAGAATACTTTGATATCATTTAAGAACTGAATTGTTTTGGATAATGATTCTTGAGGGGGTACAATAAGCTGGTCAATATTATCGTTATATGTGAATGTATCGATCAGATATGGATATTGTTGTAAGTAATAAGCTACAGCATTCATTCTGGTCGTATTAACCAATGTAGTATTGGCTGTTTGCTTATTGGTCTCTATACATTCACTAAACATTAACCCTATCGTAAATGTCTGTAAGACTTCTTTCTTATTGGGTTCGTCAGTATTTTTATAATCTAATTCTTTATTGTAGTTGATATCTTGATCAATGAAGTAAGACATCTTACCGGTATATGAAGTTAATTGTTTTAGTTTTACTCCCGTATCATTCTTCTCAGACATCTTATAGATATACATGAACATATGGGCAGTCTTAGCACGTTTGATTACTTTATCCATATAATTCTTATCTATAGTGATATCCGCATAGATAACGGGCATATTGGTTTCTTCATAATCATTGATGATGGTCATGTTATTAATATGAGCGTCATCTATTTCGAAGCTATCATTTGCTCCATTATCATCGCTGTCCATCCATTTCATATTAATAGAATATTCACATCTCATATGATTATCTCACCTTCTTATACAAAAAATAAATCGTGCATATGCACGATTTATAATTCTTCCAAGTTTAATGGAGACTTGGCAAAGTATCGATTGTTGATTTCTTGAACAGACTCTTTATCGTTGAGTTGTTCTAAGAACTTACGTTCTTTAGATTCTGGTAATGTTTTATAGAGTTTGTACTGATATCCTAAGTCAATTGTTTTATAACGATTCAGAATCATTTCTTTTGTGATATATTTCTTAGATTTTTTATGCGTACAAATCTCATACCATACATCAGGATCATGTTCGCATCCCAAAGGGATCTGATTAGCCATCTTTAAAACAGTCTTAATTGCGTATAAGCTCGTAATAGAACGTCTCGGTATACCCCTAAGAGCCATAGTGAAAGAAATCGTCTGTTGATTGATTTTAATATCTGTTAGATTCAACTTAGTGATTTCATAACAATATGCTTCTACACAATTATGGATATTATATGAGAACGTTTTATTTAAAGTAGCTGTCGGTCCTAAATCTTTTCTCAGAATAATCGCACTTCTGCTGAATTGCGGTAACTGGTACATCATCTGAGAATTAGATATAATTAAATTTGGGTGTCGTCCTACATAATGATTCTGTATAAAATCATGAATCATTACAGAGGATTCTACAGATCCTTCTTTTAAGAATACATCTGGTATATAAGGAACTAATACTCTAACCAGCTTCATATTATTTTGAATACGTTCCCACATAAAGGGATTGGCTTTCTTTCTATTCTTATAATATGCATTATATTCTGGTAAGAATTTAGTAGTGTTTTCAGAATCATTTGTTGTATAAATTAATACAATATTTGAGTACATTCCATGTACGATTTTAAAATATCTTCTGATATGGGCAGCATAGTTAATAATAGATGCTGCTATAGAATATGGATCATTGATCTTTTTATATCGCAATCCAATCATAAGAAACTGATATACATCTATAAATACGTTTATGGTTTGACTATAATTATCATTTGCATATTCATTTGAGATTATATTTCTGAGTTCATCGTATGTGATAAATTGCCCATATAGACTATGCTCTATGGGATAATTATCAAAAGATGTATAAATCATGAGTTAATCAACCCCAATGTTTCCAACGCTTATGGCCTTTCCAATATAAAGTGCATTGCTTGATGGCACTAAAGCAATCATCACAAATACCACTAAACATTAGTTTGGCCGGTGAGTTTACCGATCTTCCACAAATAACACAATTATGAGGAAGTTCTTCTGCTCGGTTCATTCTATCTATACAGGACTGGCAGAATGGTGCTCTCATTTCTTCTGGTTTTGCTGAAGTATCTCGTTTACAAATGAGACACTTATAATACCAGAGTTCTACTCTTGGAGGTTTATGGTTATCCATGACACAGGTTTCAAAGATACAACGCCCTGCTGTATCTTTAAATTTACATTCATATTCATCGGCATGTCTGCACATTTCAAACTGTTCATAAGGCCCAGGCCCGGTATCACCCTTCATCTCATCATTGTTTGATGGATCAGACGATTTAAATCCGGTTGACTTTAATACATCATCTGATAGAGCCATGCTATTCCTCCATTCTATATATTAGGATAATATATCTTTAGGGTCGATATATTTATTAGAAGATTTTGCTTTGGATGGCTTACCTAAGCTCTCCAAGCTATCTTTAAAATCATTTCTGAGACTGATTGTTTCTAAGATATCCTTAGTATGCCCATAACCTTTCTGTAATAAGACAGTAAGTAAGTTGTGGGGTCCTTCTTCTGTTAAGAATGTTACGCCTTTGAGTGGAGTTTCTTTGGCAATATCAATAACCCATTTTCTGAGTTCCAATTTCTCTTTACCATTTTCGCCCCAGGCTAATTTACGCAGTAAGATAACTGAGTTACCTTTTGAATCTACAACTTCATCAATATCTCCGACTTTGTAAGAAAAACTTTTGTCCATTTTATTTTTCATAATTTCGAATTCCTCCTTTGAATTATCATAGTGTCAAACTACGTAAAAAATAAGAGAGGAGCACTAAGCCCCTCTCTTACTTATTTTAGTCAATTCGAATTTACTAAAAGTCTTGGATTAGTAGTTGATGTATCCGTTGTTGTTTCCAACAATGATATTTGTTTCTTCTGCAATTGCTTTAATTTCAGAAGCATTGAACTGACTAATCTGAATCAGCCAGGATGCCATCATCTGGTTACCCTGCAGAGGACGAATTGCCATAGCATCATATACAAAATGATCTCCTTCATCATTGTCTTTTCCGAAGATCAGAGTCAGCATACGACGAAGATCGAGTGTTACATATACAACACCATTGAAGATACCACGGAACGGATCTACTTCATAAGTAGAATCGGAAGATACCAGATTCCAAATCGGTTCATATACTTCTTTTCCATCTTTACGTACATTTCTGAATACAGAAGTATTGTTATCGAGATGGGTCGGAATCAGTCTCTGCAAAACAGACTTTGCTTCATCAGTGAGATCATAATTTCTCATAGAATCCGCACGTCCATTAATAGATTCTACAATGGACAGAGCTGCTTTTTCTTTAGACATAGATTTTACGAATGCAACTTTTCCATCCGGAATATCTCTTTCTTCTACAAAACGGAATGCTACAGAAGTAGACAGCTGTCCATTAGGCTGAATACCAATCTTTACACCATTGATACAGGGTGTAATTGCTCCGAAGACTTTAGCAATCATCCGAGATAATTTACTGGATGTTATAAGCTTGCTTGTTACATTACCAACAAAGTCACTTTTGACGATGTTAAGCTTTACAACATTTTCCTTCTTAACTTCTTCACTCATTTGTTCTCCTCCTTTGAGAAACAGTGTTAAAACAATTTTAATGATACGATTATCATTACGATATTGTTTTAACTAAAATAATATTTGAAACGCATAAAGCGTCTCATACCTATAATATATAATTTAATATAGATTTAACGGAATCTTGATAAGATTCGATTTTGTTCATCTATACTAAATGCATCATTAATGGAATCTTTATGGACTCCATTTGAATTATATATAAAGATGTATAATGCACCATCTGTCGTATTCCGAATTAACGTATACTTATTGGCTATACTGGATAAATCGATATCATACCAATATCGATACATAATAATGTCTTTTACATTATATCCAATTGTATTTCGCAATAAAGTATATAGGGCTTTATCATTCATCATATATGTCTTATCATACGGAGACGTTTCATCTTTTTCTTCTGCTAAGACTTTTGTTTGAAATTCCATATTGATGATATTGTTCGAACAGTCAACGATAAATAGAAAGTTAACGGTTTCCAAGAATGTTTTCATATTCATATATTCAGATATATCAACAATACCATTCGTTTCATGCTTAAGTAACTCTGCTACTTTTTGTAAGCAAGCGTTGTATTTATTGATTTCATACTTACCTAGTAAAGGTATAATAGTATCTATAGTATCATCAAAATATAGCATAATGAATCGATAATGCTTTAGATTGAATTCATGATACGGAATTGTTTCCATAAATTCTTCTATTTCATATGGATCATAGTTATAATAGTCCTGAATAACTCCAGATTGCAATAAAATATCAGAAACCATTTTCTTATCTTTAGGATTCAGAAAAGCATCTTTATATTCTGTAGGACACTTTTGATACTCTTTCATAATTTCGATAGGATGAATGACAGTAGTTACTCCATCATAATTAGAGTATGCACTTTCTTCATTCGATGAATATTCTATATAGAGGTCATCCATACGAAGTTTACTATTGGCTTGTAAAATTCCTATCTGCAGTAATCCAGTAGGAATCAATCTTGTATATTTTCTGTTTAATAGTTCTACGGATAAAGTATAAATTTCTTTAGTTCGTTCGTCTTGTACTGTTACTTTACGTCTATTTCTATCTATAATACGAATCATATGATCTTCTGTAAACCATCTGGTTCCAATATTATATAAAAAGTTGTATCGAGTTTTACCTGTTCTACAACGAACTTGTTCCAGCATACTTTTCTCCTTTTGAAATAATAGTGTACTCCAAGCTATATAGCTTGGAGTACTTTATAGTTCATTTCATTATAATAATATATAATTACAGATTTGTTTTGAAAGTTAGCAGTTTCTTGATCCAATCATATGCATGACCTAATGTATAATTAGAGAACTTAACTTTATCATTATTAAAAGGAGAATCTTGATAGGTCTTGATAATATCAAAATCTGGTTCTTCTTTCAATACAATTTCAGAATACTTATTGATATCGTTTAGTATCTTAGAACGAGCTTTGTTTAGTGTTCTGATTTCTGTAGGCTTGGTTTTTCTATCATGAATCTTCTCTTCCAAGAGTATATTCATATACCAAAGTTTACAGATACAGTACTTCATTCCAGTTGTATTCTTATTTTTCTCATACATCTTAAGAGCTAAATGAGTTCTGGAGTATTCTCCTTCGAAATTAATTCGTCTTCCTTTAGAGATTAAGAGATCTCCATCTTTATTAAATTCTACGGGGAATTCGTTGGTCATAACTGCTTCTAACATAGACGATTTGAATGGAATCTTCATCATCTTTTTGTCCAGATAATATCGGAAATATTTGTATCGGTTGTTTAATGAGAAGAACTCTCTAAATCCGCCCATATAGATTTTATACAAGAACAGATGTATCGGAATATCAATTTTATACTTTCTATATAGCTCTACTATAATAGCATTCAGATATAACTTAAGAGCTCCTATATTATTGATATCTATCTTAGCAAAGCCAGTGTTATATAGCGTATCTTGAGTTACGCCTTTAAGTATATCGTATTTAGGAATCTCAAAGACAATAAACTGTGTAGATTCCGGTAAAATATCCATTCTCCTATTAAATGTATACACTTTATCATTCTGGTCTATACCAATTTCTATAGCATTTTTAGTTTCGTTAATTGTCGGAACTAGATATAGCCGTATAATATATTGGCTATCTCTATCTAACTCACAGAATAAGAAGTAGGAGTCGGGTGAATTGTATTCTGGACTGATATTCTGTTCACTTCCAGATAAAGACTTCATATAATCCATTACATTGATGATATGAACGTGATCGATAATCTGGTTCATATACTTATATGTGCCTTGTTGTATTTTAGCCAGCTTATCTAAAGTTATGGAAATTTCAGGACTCCATCCTAATTCAATCTGACCCTGTTTATCTCCTTTTTTCTTGAGATCCAGAATCATATCCATGTAGGAATTTCCATATTTAGTCGCATAAGATGACATATTTTTTCCAGAAATATATTCGTTCCATTTTTGCCAGAAATCATAAGAGATTACGTCAGTTTTCCCATATTTTGGTTCTCCATTAGAATTTAGATATAATATTTTTGCATCTTCTGATCTAAACATAGGACACTGACAATTATAATTAGTAAAGATATTTTCCGATCTATATTCTGATTCTAAATCTTCTTTGATAATATCGGTATGATAATCTAAATCAAAATCAGAAGCATCTTCTTGGAGATTACACAAGAATTCTTTTCTGTCTATTCTTTGTAAAAACATTTTGTCATCGATCAGATGTCTCATTAAGAATACTCTGTCTATCGGATCTATATTATAGAATCTGGGATCATATTCTACATAGTCTTTGATTACTTCTGCACTATAGAATTGATGTCTCATATCTTCATAACGTTCTTTGTTCTTCTTACCAAAGATACGTATAGATATATCATCAGAGTCTTCCTGCTGAGAATAAGGCATCTTTAAGAAACGATTATAATCTGTCTCTAAATCATTCAATCTTTTATACGAAGAATATAAGAGAATGATATTGGAACCTAGTCTCCAATCTTTAACCTGTTTATCTTGTTCAGATAGATCAGCATTGCTATTTTTGATTCGAAAGGCTTCATTAAATATTCTATCATCATGAATTATAGTACATACCCGATACATTCTATTTAAATATTCTTCTGGAGATAGGCCATATTTTTTTATCATTGGATATTTGGCAAGAATATATGGATCGCCGTGTTTATTATGCCTCTTGATATAAGCATCAATCATTTCTTGTTCTGATCTATACTTATGCAATCCAGCATTCGCCGACCAAGAAGCTTCAACTACATATATTATATCATCTTCCATATATGCTAACCATGTATGAGTAGGATATTCTTTACTTCCATTATGACCTTTATGCTGAGTAAAATATAAAGAATACGTATTATTTTTCAGTTTACTGGTAGTCATTTTGAATGACTTAAAATATGTGTTGAATGCCCACGCTTCATATTCTGCATAATCCCAACATATACCAGATTTATTCTTTTCAAAATCTCTGGGAGATTGAAACGTATAATCTTTACCCATCTTATAGTCAAAGGTGGATAAATATTGCTGTAATTCTTTTGGATTAGAATAATGCAAATTCATCTATTGATCACCTCTGATTATTCTTCTAAATCATCATAGATTTCGATATCTTCTACATTTTCGAAGAATCTAGATCTACGAAGAGATTTCTTATTCATAGCAAAGTATCCCATTGATTGATCTTCCATAATGACTATATCAGAAGAATGACCTTCTAATAAATCAGAAGATTCTTGATTAGAGACTTGGGTATATCGATTTGCCAATTCGGGGTTAGCCAGATAGATAAACTTATTCAATACAGTATAAGCATCATTCTCTATCATAGCTCTCATCTCATTGAAGTTAACTTCTTGGAAATCTTCATCAAACTCAATTTGACTATCCTCTAAGAGATATTTACCAGAGATGGTTTCATATATAAATTCTCTGGGCACTTCTGTATCCACTGAGTTTAAAATAGTCATTAGTCTTTTATTGGGATCTTTACCCATATACTTAAACATACGAACATTTTTATCTTTGAGATAATCAGAAGATACTTTTCGTAATACGCCATCATTATCTGTAGTTATGATATTATCTGTAATCATATCATCTTGCACACAATACTGTGGTCTAAGCATAGTTGGAGATTGTAATTTGGAAACAAAAATAGCATTGGTTGTTCCTATAGGCCCTCCTATTCCAGCTAAGCCCATAGTTTCATTTATTTTACTCATTTTCTCACCTACTTTACCCATCCATCAAACTTAATTTCATTTTTCTTAAGTTTACATTTTTCATGCACAATCTTATTCAAGTTAGTAATTATAGCACTATAAGAGAGCTTATCTTTTACGTTGATCGTATACTTACCATCTTTAATAATAAATCTCTTAGCTTTTAAGAAATAGAATTGTTCTGATTTATACTTATTCCACCAATCTGGATCTATATGTAAAGTATCTTTTACATATAATGGAGTAGCCCCATGAGTACAAAGATATAAAGCATAATACAATGCTTTCTTCTTATCATCAAAACATTCTATTTGTTCTATCTTTCTCATAGGAATATCAAATATTCCATTATGATAGGGATATATAAAATAGACTTCATCAACTTGGTTATAATCATACCACTGATCGTCGTCTATCTCTGCTTTCAGATTAGGAATAAACCCAGAAACTACTTTATCTGTACCTAAGATATTTCGAATAGATTCGTGTTGTATATCTGTGCTTTCATTAATCTTAATGATTGCTTTTCTATTATCATCGGAATCATCTAATAGCTGCATTTTATATTCATACATGAATTCTAAGAGTTGATCAAATTGATTATTGGTTAAACGAATATAGTTATATTCTCCCATATTCGTGATCATTTTTTCTTTAGCTACTTGTTTGGCTCTATATTCTGGCATACGAGTTTTATTAGGGTTATTTCCACCATCTTTAATGTCGCCAAGCAAATTAAACGGAAGCAATAAAAAGTCCAATATCCAGAAGTGTTTTTGGCCTTTATATTCATATTCCAATGTAGGCCCAGGCATCATAATATCATCTGGATCCATATGAAGTACTTTATCTAAGAACTCTAAGAATTTCTTTTCATATGACCCAGTATATTCTTTAATCTTGCCATTGTCAAATCTATATATACCAGAAATACCCCGATTAGCTAACATCTTTTTCTGATGTTCTGGGTCATCCAATATGGTTGTCTTGCCATAGACTTTCATCATATTGTGTTTATACATACTGCGCAGTTTATCTCTACATTCCGATCTTCCACAGAGTCTTTTATATTTTTGAATATTTTCGTCCCATTCGGTTTTACGTTTGCACACCACACAAGTACCATGATTCTTATGATGAATATGATCAAACAATACTCTAGCTGCACTATAGTTTTCCGGAATCATATCTTCATGTTTATGATCAATATGATCAATTACTTTATCTTTGGTTTCTCTATATGTACAGAAAGGGCATTTTATTTTTCTATCAGAAGCCATCGTTGTCCTCCTTTATAATCGTCTTTTCAGTTTAATTAGATGTTTTCGAGCTACTATAATAAAAAATAAACCAATAATAAACATAGAGATAAATATAGATTCCGTGGAGTGGCAGAGTCTATATTTATGCGCTATGATAAGACTTTTATCTATTCTTTAATAAAATATCTTGTGCACTTATGATGTTTCGCATAAATGCGTTCTTGAGATTAAGAAGTGATATTTTATTTTCATCTGTTTCTTCAATTTGATTTAGTCGTGATAAACCAATTTTCAGATCAGATGAAAACCACTTAGCATAATCTACAGAATTTATATCTTGTGTCATATGCCACTCCTCCTTTCTTGTATATCTAAATCCATGATATACTCCAAAATAAATATACAGTATTGGAGAGAGACTAATATTAGTCTCTCTCCTCTATATAGTATATCATTTCAGACAATTTAGATTACAAGAACTCATTTTTAATTATATTCAATGCCTTCAACACCATAGTAAGCATTTTTAATGTTTTTAGGGATATGAAAGCTGGTGATAAAGTGAATGTAAATTTGAATACAGTTACATCTCAAATCAATAATAGATATTCAGAATACAATCTCTCATTGGATGAATTCAACAGACCACAAGTGGATACTGGAGTCAAAGCAGTTATAGATAAGATTATTATGCTGATTATGATGAAACCTGGTACATATCCGACCAGACCCAATATGGGTGTAGGTCTTGTTGAGAACTACAGATATACATTTATGGACGATCTGGGAAGACTGAAAGATGAAGTCAATACCCAGAAGAATATATATCTGCCAGAATTTCGTTCTGTTGATGTAGAGTTTGATACAGTGGATGAATTACAAAAGAATCTGTATATCTATATTACGATAAGAAAACGGATGTATGTATTACTATTGGATACTGAAACCAAAACTTTATCATGGTTACAGAATACCTAAATTTTAAGGAGGAATATTTACGATGCAGGAAAAAACAATTTCTTTAGATGATTTGATTAAGAATCCGCAGACAACTGCTGAGGAAATCAAAGAAGAACCTGTAAAAGTAGAAGAGGTTAAACCGGAGACTGTTGTAGAAACAGACCCTGCTACTGAAGTACAGATTACTAAAGAAGAAGGGAAACCTATTATCTTAACACCTAAGATGGTAGGAACAAAATCGTCTGCTGAAATGAAAACGGTTCATGCAGGAGATGTCAAACCGTTTACAGAAGAAGTATCTGCCTCTAAGAAGTTTGAAGAAGAGATGTATGACAGAATTGATGAAAATATTGAACGTACTAAGAAAGAAATGATGCGTGATAGAATTCAGCCATACATTGACAAATGTAAAGAATTGGCAGAGCAAGCAGAATTTAATGGACAGATTGAAGCCAGAAGTATGAATGATATGATTAATCCTAATGCGACCACTAAACAAGCAGAATCTGAACTTGGAGAAGGAGATATTACTAATATTCGTCCAGAAGCTAAGTCGGTAGAATCTGATAAGAAGATTGAAGAAAAGGTGTCTGATTCTTTAGATGCTATTAAAGAATTAGATGTAAATGAAGATGACTTTTCTTCTATAGAAGATGCAGATATCAATGCGGATGAAGATTTAGAAAAAGAAGTAAAAACAGATGAAGATAAAAAGGAAGAAGAAAAGATTACTTTCGATAAGTTTAAATCTTTCCAGAAAGTAGTTAAGAAGACAATTGATCCTACAGAATCTATTGATTTGACTGGATTTACTATGTCTGGGACTCCTTTGAATATCAATACAGCTATTGGATATGTAGCTAAGACGGATAAATCTTTTACAGAATCTCAGTCTGTTCCTCTTTTTAATACAGGACGTCTGATTCATTTCACTCCGTTGACTGGTTCTGATATTGTTAAACTTTCTTCTGAAAGTTATAATTCTCAATTAGATCATCTGAAGAAAGTATTTGCTACAATGTATGCTCATGATGTAACTCCAAATAAACCAGCATCTTTTACTGCATGGATGAAATCTATCGATGCAGGAGATTTAGATCAGTTGTATTTTGGGTTATATAAGGCAACATTTAGTGGATCTAACTACATTGGCTATCAGAAACCTGAATCAAAAGAGTTTATGATGGTCAAATGTAATATGGAAGACATGTACGAGTTTGATGAATCTGCTAAAGACGAAGATAAGAAACGTTTTGAAGATATCATTAAACATGGAGAAGTAGAAGATAACTTTGCTTCTAGAAAAGAAGATTATATTTTATCTGATAACTATGCTATTACTCTTCGTCCAAGATCCCTCTATAACTTAATCGAATTAGAATACTTGGATGATGAATTTAGACAAAAGTATGAATCTGTTTATATCATTTCTAGCTATATTGATCGGGCATTCTTTATTGATAAGAAACGTAAATTACTCCGTCCGATCGATTTCAAAGCAGATAAAAATTCTGTAGTTAAATCGATTAAGAATAAGTGTCTGGTTATATATAAGATGATTTCTTCTATTACTCCAGATAACTATTCTATGTTTAACGGTAAGCTCTCTTACTTTACTTATAGAGAAGTGGCAGCAAATAATTTGATCAAGTATCATATTCCTGCACAAGAATTCGAAGATGAATATATTGAAGGGCCACAGAAGGGAACTAAGTTTATGAATCATATCGATGCAGAAGCGATGTCTCCCTATCAGTTGCTTTTTACACGTCATCAATTGGCAATGCAGAGCACCTGGCGAATCGATTAATTCATCTGCAGTCGGCTTTTAGAAGAGGATTTGACATTATCTCTGCTAAAGACCAGCCAATGGGATTTATCCATGCTCTGTACTATTATCAAGTACAGAAGTCCATAGATGATGCTAAGAAAGAAAAAGAGAAGAAACAAGAAGAAGAACGATCTAAACGTCCTATCACAAATTATAAGATAGGAAATCAGGATAGATCTGATGTAGATATGAAGTATGGACATATCTCAGATCATTCTCCCTCTTCTATAATAGAACAAAGAAGAATGAGAGAAGAATCTAGACGAAATCAGAATTCTTCGAGTACAACCTCCTCAAATGTCAGTGATGTAGATATGGAAGAAGCTTTTGAAGATGTAATGGGAGGGTAATTATGACATTACCACAATTTGCCAAGATGTTAGACATTTCTGGCAAACCAGAAAACATTGGCAATCACTTTGAATCCTGTGTTGCTGTATATAGAATACTCAATCAGTATTTTAGTCAGGATGAAATTGAGATTGCTATTGAATCTATGGAAGCTTCCAAAGAGATATTTAAAATTAAGATTATTCCAGTTAAAAATATAGAAGACTTATTGAAGCTGTATGAGAATATACAATTAGAACTATTCTCCACCCAGGTTCATATATCTTCTAAGATTACAAAAAAGAAAGAGCTTATTATTAAAACAATTAAAAAATAAAAGAGACTCATATGAGTCTCTTTTATTTTCTTTGGCTGATATGGATTATGAATTCATTGCTTTCAAATCCATCTTCAATCTCGTATTCTCGAGGTCGAGTTCACCGAGCTTTTCGTTAAGTTCGGTATTTTCCTTATCGAGCTTTTCAACATCTCTGTCGAGCCCCTCGATATCATCTCGAAGTAAACGATTTTTCTCTCTGAGCTGGTTTATCTCATTGACCATACGTTTGGCTTGATCATTCCGGGATTCCTGGTCGTTAATCATTTCACGGAATGTGGTAACAATGTTCATTACATCTTTACCATTTTGAACCATTTCTTCGACACTCATTTCGACGTTAACTTCATCTAATTTGAAGTCGAGATTAACACCTTCGATATTCTTACCGTTGATTTCAAAACCCTTTAATGCGAATTTCATGATGTAGTCCTCCTTTTGTTTTGACTAAATTTTCCAGGTATCATAGAAAATTTGATAACTGGCGATATGTATTTCATGATTACACATATCCTTTTCTCACCTATATATTATATAATTTAGAAAAACTTAGATTACAAAATTGGGTTTTTGATGAATTCTACATTTAGGTAATGTAGAGTTAACATATAAAGGAGGTCTTATCGTTGGCTGAACAAAAAGATTTTTTGTCTATTAAGCCGTTGGATATAGATAAATTTATTAAAGTAAATGAGCTCAAACAAATTACAAATCCGATCTTTTTTGTTTCTAATAATTCCCCCACTCCGGATGGGTTATTATCAAATGAAATCTTTGGGATTACGATGCAGGATCGGGCTAATACATTTGCTTATATCAATTTGGGTGGGCCTCATTTTATCCATCCATTGTTCTATTCTATATGGCAGAAGATAGATCGTAAATTACCTCAGTGTGTACATGGTACTACATACTTCAAATTAACAAAAGAGGGATACTTAGAACCATCTTCAGAAGAAGATGGTGGAGAAACTGGATTAAAATTCTTATATAAAAATAGAAACAATATTCGTTTCAGACCAGGATCTAATTCTATAGATCGAAAGAATAATATTAAATTCTTAGAACGTTTTAGAAAATTTATGTTTATCCAGAATTATCCAGTTATACCAGCATACTATAGAGATGTGTCTACACAAGACAGACATGTGGGTGTTGGAGATATCAATATGCTGTATGCTTCTCTATTGCGCACAGCTAATTCTTTAAAAGAATATGATGAATATGGACTAACTTTATATGATTCTGTTATAGGACGTATTCAAGACATCTTATTAAATATTTATGAATATTTTACTAAAGGTAATATCAATGGTGTTTCTACTGGTTCCGGTATGGCTGGCAAATTTGGTGTTATACGATCTGCCGTACAATCTAAGACAGCGGATTATTCTTCCCGATTGGTTATTACTGCCCCAAATTTAAAAGTAGAAAATAGAGACGATATGCTGACAGATCTAGATCATGCATCTGTTCCATTAGCATCTGTTATTGTCAATTATTATCCATATATTTTAACATATGTAAGAAACTTTTTCTCTAATGAATATACATCACAACCAGTCAGAGACTATATTATTAGAGATAAAAACGGTAAACCAATTAAGACCGTAAAAATTAAACTTAAAGATTTCAGAATTTCTTTTTCTGATGATATTCTAAGAGAAGAATTAGATAGATTTGTTCATGGTGTAGCAGATCGATTTAGACCTATCAGAATGCCCACGGAAGATAGAAAATATCCAGACGTTAGTATATGGTTTAGAGGTAATCTGATACCACCAGATAAAATAAGAGATGAAACTGGGTTCTTAACACCAGATGAAAAGATGCCTATATTAGAACGTCCTATGACGTGGTGTGATTTATTATATTTAGCAGCCATGGAAGTTATTCAAGATAAGATGATATTGATTACTAGATATCCAATAGATAGCTGTTATAATCAATTTCCATGTGGTATCAATGTAAGCTCAACTGTTAAAACAGAACCTATGTTAGTTAACGGTAAATTATATAAACATTACCCATATATTCGTAAAGAACTTATCGGAACGAATACAACGGACAAATTTATAGATACTCTAAATATGAGCAACCTCTATTTGTCCTCGGTGGGAGGAGACTATAAAAACCGATTCTTGTAAACTACACGTTTAAATACATGTTACATCCATTGTAGTCTTCTTTAACAAAAACCTGTTGAACTGCGGGAAAACGCATAAGAATATATAAACCAAGTTATGGTAGTAATATACATAATGGCACTCAGTAATGATGAGTGGTATGGTAAAATCTATATATTTGCACAATCCGCAACCAAGCATCCTATACTTAGTAGGATGAAGGCTCACAGACTATCGAAAAGCGATATTATTTTAATATTGAACCGAGTAGAGTAGGGAAACCGAAGTGGCAGGATATACTTTTAAGTATATATGATATAGTCGAAAGTTTGTAATTATTATTACAAAATATGGATGGAGACCAAGTTACCGTTAAACCTGTATATTCTATTGAAGCTAATGCCGAGCTTAGAGAACAAATAAATTCTAAAAGGCACTATATTACATTAGCTGGTATGAATATTGCTCAGACAACTAATGAAGGTGTTATGGCTCTATATAGCTTAACTATGAATGGTACTGAACTGGGACAAGTTAAATTTAATGATCCTGAATTTTAATTAGATTATATATTATATATCCGAGTACTATATAGT